ATGCTTGGCATGGCCCGCGTCCCGAATACAGCAGGCAGCGACCTGACCAATACCCAGCTCGATCGCATGGTTGATGCGCGCTGGGCTGCGGCCCAGCGTAAGCGTATCTACCGCTGGACAACCGACCAGGACGAGACCTCGTCGGATTGCATAATGGTTGGGATAGGCGGCACCAGCGTCGACATGCTGACCGCTGGCCCCTCCTACGTTGAGCCTCAAGCAAGTATCTATTGGTGCTCGCAGATGACTAGGCTGGGGTTTTTCGAAGCGGGCGGCGATAGCGGTCCCTACCCCGTGCTCGAAGCGCTCCAGCAAGCCGACCTCATCGCCAGCCTCATGGGCTATGCGGGCGTGGTGATCCTGCTCAACGAGGCGGGGATATGGCGTCCCGAGTGGGGCATCTTGGCAGAAAACGAGGGTTTGTGATGTGCGGTCGGTTCACCAATGAGATGACCTGGGCGCAGATCCACGCGCTTTATTCGATCCACGACGCGCCGCCGGCAGCAACAAACTCCCGGCCGCGGTTCAATATCGCGCCGACGCAAGAAGTCGATTTCGCGCATCTGGACAAGACCGGCAACATAGAGCTCGATCGCGGCCGATGGTGGTTGGTGCCGTTTTATGCAAAAGAGCTACCAAAGAACGCGATGTTCAACGCTCGGATTGAGAGCGTCGACACCTCTGGCGCGTTCCGGGAGGGCTTCAAGTCGCGGCGCTGCCTTATTCCGGCCGATGGCTATTTCGAATGGACCGTCAGCGAGGAAGACGGCAAGAAAGACCCTTGGCTACTGCAGCTTCCGAGCGCCTTGCCCTTCAGTTTCGCCGGCATATGGGCGCACAACGACAATCTTGGCGTGACCAGTTGCACAATCATCACGGCGCCGGCGGTGCCTGAGATTGCACACATTCATAAGCGCATGCCAATCATCCTCGCTCCAGAGGCCTACCGCACATGGCTCAATACCGAGATCCAGGGCAAGGATGCGAAGACCCTGCTGCTGGACGCGCAAATAGATAGCCAGCTCGAGTTCCACCGAGTGGGCCGAGACGTTAACTCCAGCCGGTACGAGGGGACGGACACCAAGAAGCCGCTCCTCAATTCGCTTTAACGGCGCCGCCGGCGGCGGTATCCGCCCGATATGGCCTCACCCTTTGGCTGGTCTGGTATCTCGCCGCTCTCCCGTCTTCGCGCAAACTCGGAAGATATCTGACGGTAGAGGTTGGAGAGCACAGGATGCTCTGCAGCTATCTCTTCGCCATAGGCTCGGTGGAGGTGCCACATCACCTTGCGAAGGAATTCAGCATCCTCTGCAAAAAGGCTATTCGGCACCGGCTGCACAGGCGCACGCGCCACTACCATCGCCGCCTCTAAGTCGATGTTTCGCGGCGGCTCGGTTTGGACACATCGCCACCATGCGTCTGTGGCCTTGTCCGCAGCGCCTTGCTTGTCGGGCCAGAAGCCATGCTCTGCAAACCATCCATCCCAACGGACGCGCCAAAGCCAGTGCTGAGTGGGCCCATAAGGCAACACGTCGGTGTTGTAGCCGGTGCTGTGAAGGCGAATCTCTGCATAACGCTGCTCATGATCCGTCGCGGTTGGATAGGCGACAAATCTGTCGACTTCCTTGCGCCACTTTAGGCGTTGCAGCTCGCCCATAGGTCACTTCTTTATCGGGCGCTCGACGGACAGCGCTTCTCGCACGACGGCCGGCGGCCAGCCCGTCAGCTTGGCAATGTCCTTTGCATCCAGCCCGGTTTGATGAAGGCGACGTATCCGAACAGCGCGCGGGACTTTGATGGCGATTCCCATTGCGATCTCCACTTGAAAATGTGAGAACGAAATAGGAACACGGAGACCACTCATGTCAACTACCACCACCACCAGATTGATCGTGATGCTGGCGTTTGTCCGCGACGACGAAGGCGAACTGCAGCCTGCTTTTGAAGCGCGAGAATGCCAAAGCGAGGGGCAGGCCAAGCAGCAGGCTCTGCTGGCCAAAAGCAGTGGAAAATACGCTGGCGTAATAGCCTGGTCGCGCGAAGCTAACCTTGTAAATGGAGAGTTTGGTCCGCCAGAACCGATCTTCCAATGGGGTGAAATCCCTCAGATGGAATAGGCCATGAGCGGTTTATTGCCCGCTCAAGACACCTTGCGGAGTCCGCGCCTCAGCACTTCAGATTGAAGCCGCTCAATCCAGTGGGTTGCGATCAGGCTGGGCGAGTGGAGCCGATCAAACGAGTATAGCAGTTGCTCATCCGTCATTTCGGCAACACGTTTGGCCGCCGTGATGTCATCGACGCCAGCGCCAAGGAAATAGCTAACATACTGGTCAACACCCTGATCTGTCATATGCGGACCCGCGAGCAAGAAGGAGTGGGGCACAAGTACAGTACCCGCGGGGTCACAGCAACGTGAAACGAGGTGCCGGCACACTCACATCGTTAATGCGATACGCATGAGGTCGGCTGTGTTGCGCGCGCCAAGTTTTTCCATAACGTGGGCCCTGTGGACTTCGACGGTGCGCGGTGAGATGCCGAGCTCCTTTCCTGCCTGCTTATTGGACCTTCCATTGACCACGCACTGCATTACTTCGCGCTCTCGCGGAGTGAGTTTCTTAAAACCCTTCACTTCGACAGTTACATCGCCACCGGCGACTGCCGGCACAATGTGAACGTCCTTTCGAAGTTCATTACATACTGAGTTCACCAGTAGCTCGCCATCAATCGGCCTTACGAATACGTCCCGAGCTCCCATTTTCATGGCCGACACGGCCAGGCCGATGTCAGACGGGCTGGCCAGCATGATGACTGGCGTTCCAACTTTTAGGGAACGCACGCGGTGAAGAAGGTCTAGGCCACTTTGTTCGCCCACCGACAAGTTAATTATCGCAACATCTGGCCGAAGCCGCTCAAGCGATGCCACGAAATGCGCAGCATCGAGCGAAAACGTAGTTTGAAACCCCTCGAGACGGAACAGTACACTCAACGCCTCGCAGATGCGTGCATCAGGGTCGACTATATGAATCAATCGCTTGGCTAAATCGTGTTTCCGGATTGCACCGTAATAGCTATCTATCCTCTTTGCGACATTCGCTTCCAACCGCATTATTGTCACCTTTCTCAGACCTGAATCAGAAAAGACGAATGAGGAAGATACTAACAGCTATTCTGCGGTCAGAATTTTATCTATCACTAGGGATTTATACTGAGAGAGCTCCCATTTAGAGACTAGTCAGCAGCGGGCTTATGAGCGGCTCCCCAGCAATAGCCTACCCGAGATAAGCAAAAGCGTGCATCAACCGGGCCGCTAGCGCCGCAATTCCCGATCCAGGCGCATCTCTTCGCGGATGCGGTCAATGCCCTTGGCCAGCGCGGCGTGACCTTCGGCGATCTCTTCGCCGGTGCGGCGCAGTTCGCGCAGTTCGCCTGTCAGCTCATCGACAGCCTTGGTCGCCAGCTGCAGCGCTGTCGGATCGACGATGACGGCCGCCACCTGGGCCGACGACTGCGACGAGGCCGGACCTGCCGCCTTGCCGCGCCGCTCGCCCAGCCAGGCGAGGCCGATAATGATGGCGAGGCTGATGCCAAAGGCAATCACGGCCAGGGGCGGCAGCTGGGAGAGATCAGGAAGTGCCACGGCTCTCTCCAGCGTCATGGGATGCGCGATAGATATTGACCAGCTCGAGCACGGCAAAGGCCGGATAGATCGCAAGCCAGGTAGTGACGACGCCCGAAGCCGCGAAGGCGAAGGTCCAGCCCACGAACAGCAGAAAACCGCCACCGGCCGAGACTTGGCGAATGCGCGGCGTGACGTGACGCCGGGCCCCATTGATGATCAGCCCGACAATGCGCATGAGGCCGATGAGCACCATGAACCAGCCGAGCAGGTTTTCGTCTCCGAAAATGGCCCGGAACCCGGCCCATGCGGGCTGGTCGAAGGTTTCGTCGGGCAGGAGCAGGACCATGCCAAGCGCCAGGGTCACGAAGGCCAGAAACCATTCCGGGATGCGAGGGCCGAATCGGTGGGTGATTTGCACCCACAGACCCGGCCCCGCATATGGCGCTTGGCCGCCGGTCATTTCGCCCGGCCGATCAGCGTGTCGCCATTCGGCAGGACAACCGGCAGCTTCGGCGTCAGCAGGCGATCGAGCGCCGCCTTGCCGGCTGCTGTCGCCGGATCGATGCCGAACGTCTGCAGAGCTTCAGGAACAGAGCTTTCGACATAGCCCCTGGCCGTCGAGAGGATGGCTTGCGAAATGACGTTGCCGGGCACCCAGCCCGCCTTCTGCAAGGCATAAAGCACACCATTCATCAGCGCCGATTGCAGCGCCTCACGGTGGCGAGCCTCGATGTCGATGCCGGTCTTGGCCTTGAGCATGGCCACGCCCCAGCCCACCAGCGCTGTAATGAAAAGGCCAAAGGCCGGAACCAGGGCCGTGACCACCTGCTGGATCATCGTCAGCTCGGACGTGACCGTGACGAGCCCATCCTGCGCAAAGGCCGCCACCGGCGCCAGCATGACCGCGCCGATGACGAGGCCGAACATGAGGGCAGCGAACATCGCCGCCTGCTTGAGCAGTCGCATTGTAGTCTCCTGTGATGTTGAGAGGGGTGACACTTCAGTTTTGCGGCCAGAACGACCGCACACTTCAATCGACCTTCGCGGTCGGTAGGCTATGCAGCCAGCTGGCCGAGCGGATCGGCCGGTACGCTGAAGCAGGGGCAGGCCTTGGCGGCATATTCGTTGTGGCCGCTGATGCGGCGGACGCCCTTGTGCCTGGCCACAAGCTCGCGGACCAACCACAGCAGCGAAGCCTGCTGCGCAGCCGTGCGGGTATCCTTGGCCGCCTTGCCATCGGCCGAGGTGCCGCCGATATAGCAAATGCCGATCGTGCCGGTATTGCGGCCGGCGACATGGCTGCCCACCTGGCCCACCGGCCGGCCAAGCATCACCCGACCGTCGCGATAGACGACATAGTGATAGCCGATATCGCTCCAGCCGCGCTGCTTATGCCAGGCGCGGATATCGGCGACGGTGAAATCCTTGCCTTCCGGCGTCGCCGCGCAGTGGAGGATGATTTCAGAGATCGGTCGGGCCGTAACCAGCAGCTGCAGCGTCATTGCATTGGGCGGCAGGTCGCCGCCGTGCGGCCAGGCCGGCACAGCGTTCGGGTCAGGCTGAACGGCTGCCGGCGCCTTCCCCATGGCCGCCTTGTCCGGCTCTGCCCGGCCCGGCTTGGCCGCCTCGGCCGCACGCTTGAGCGCGGTCATGGTCTGCGGCCCGGCTTTGCCATCGACGATGAGGCCAAGCCGCTGCTGCGCCGCGCGCACCGCCTTGTCGGTTTCCCGGCCGAAATGGCCATCGACGGCAATGGGCGGGTCGCCGGATACCTGGTTGATGAGGATCTGCAGAGCGCGCACGGCAGCGCCCCGCGCCTCGAGCTTGAGGAGCGTGGTCAAAAGATTTCTCCAATTTTACGTTTTAGAAGGTCACCTATCGGCGGCGTTTTTGGCGCTGGCACACAAACTGGATAAGTTCGTGCATCTCAGCATCACTGGGCTCGAAGCTCATCGTTGCGCAGGCATCGAGGACCGCAGCACGAATGCTTGTCCCTTCGAGATTTTCGCAATCGTATCGAAGAGCCCGCTCGGATACTTCGCGAAGATGCATGCGGCGCACATAGTATCCCGCCACTGACGAGCCCGGCGCTTGGGCCCGAACACGAACGGCAGGATGCCAACGGTCGAAACAACGAACAGCGCCGGCAGGGCCAGCCACCAGAGCCCGGCGTCCCAGACGCAGTGAGCGAAGGCGACATTGGCCTGGTCGAAGATGGACCAGTCCGTGGTGTCGAACAGGGTCACATCGTGGATATCGCAGCAGTGGCGGATCGAGATGCCGGCGATGATGTCAGGGATGCCGGTGCAGCCGTCCATTGCGGTCAACATGGGCTACTCGACTCTTTGCAAGCACAATGCAAATAATCGGAAGCAAAATAGCCTTTGAGGGACGCTATGCCATCAAAACTGATCTTCGTTATTATGCTTTCTGCATCACTTCTGGGGTGCGCCCACAATAAAAACCAGCAAGTCATGGTGTCACCGCCTGACAAGGTATGCACCGACCCCATCACAGATTGCCCGGTGGTTACCGGAAATGGGGCGGCCGGCAAGTCGACCCAGGCCACGACGCCTCCAGACAAATACTGCTCCGACCCAATCACAAACTGCCCAGACGTGAAGAGCACGAAACCAACGAAGCAGTAAGCGCAGCTCAGCATCACAAAGCCGCCGCGTAAGCCCAGAGATCGTCGAGCTCGCTGGCCTGGAGACCAAGCGCCAGGCGCGCGGCTTCGACCAGCGGGTGATCGCGGCGGTATTCCTGCGAAAATTCCAGCATGGCCGAGGCATGGGCCCAGGCGAGCGGATCATAGGCCTCGGCCTCCGGATCGTTGAGGCTATCCACCCAGGCGCGCAGCGGGACCTCGTGGCCGGTGGCGCGGAGGACGCCCCAAAACTGATAGGGCTTCAGCGTCGGCAACGGCTGCGGTTCGGGCTCTGGAGCGTCTGCCAGATCATGCACAAACTTCACCGCACCGCCGACCCGCTTCACGGTCTGGCCGGTGCTGACCTTGCCGTCCGGCACCGGGTCGGCCGGGGCCGGATTGTAGAGCCCGATGGCATTAAGATCGGCTTCCGGCCAGAGGCTGGCAATGGCGCGAGGGTATACGACGCCGGATATAGCTTCGCCGGCCCAGGGGGCGAACCCCTGAGGTGTTTCGAGATAGGCCATGATGTGATCCTATGGGTTATGCGGGGGCGCGAATGGCAATGCCACAAACGCGGTCTCCTGTGGCTGTAAACCCAAGTAGGTTCACGCCGTCAGAGCGGTTGGAAACGATATCACCTGATAACTCTGCTGCAGAAGAGTTCGCTTGTAGTACAGCTTCACTTCCTGACCACGCTGGAGTGCGGACTCTGTCGACGATGTACCAAGGCCCAACCCGCGAAATGTATTTCAAGATAATAAATTGCACGGGCCAACCTGTAATAATGGGGTCATTACCGGACCCACTGCATGTGACATCAAATGCCTGAATAACCCCATCCGGGTCAGGGTCGTGAGCCCATGCGTAAAGTATGTAATTGCCGCTCGGTGCGCTGGCTAAAAACGTGGCCACATTGCCAATCATCACCAAATTTGCACCCGAACTATATCGTGCATCGGTCGTATTGAGTTTAAGGTTGAAACCATAGGCTAGACCCCGAACCCAAGTTGCCCAATCTGAATTCGTGTCCAGTCGCTTAATAGTTACTAGTCCAACATTTCCTAAGCCTGAAAGATCAATCGAAGTGTCGGCACCATTTGTATGGGTGAACGTCACAACCTTGAAAAAGCGGTCCTCATCAACAAATGACCACGAGACGTAATTGTTTAAATTTCCGTTCAGCCCACCGGCATTTGATCCAAGGAAGTACCCATTATTGTTAAATGCGGTAAGTCCATATTCAAGACCCTGTTGCGCATCGCTAGAGCTTGTTTTTAACGCCCCAGCGCCAACCCCCCTCAGGCCATCGATGAGAAAATGGTCGAACGGCTGATTTCTCACCTTGGTCCAGACCAACCCTCGCGCACCGGAGAGGTCGATACCATTGACAATAGTCTGCGTTGCGCCATTTCCAATATAGCCCTTTGTGGCGAAGACCTTAGAAACATCCGGGGCAGCCCCGCCGGCCCCACCCATCAGCATCGCTGAACTCAGCCCCGGCAACATCAGCTCACCTTCTTTCCGGCGAGGCTGATCAGCACCTTGCCACTGGAGAGAACCGTCCCCACCACCACATTGAGCGCATTGGCCGTGGTGTCGATCGCCAGCGCCGCCCCACCGGCCGTTTGCCAATAGGTTGCGTTGTGCGCCAGCGTCCGGCCACCCGTCGCGTCCTGCAGCAGTTCGAGCACGAAGGTCTGCCCCACCTTGAGATTGCTGGTGGCGCCCAGCGTCACCGCCCCGGTCATGGTGCCCTTGGCCGAGCCGAGGAAGTTGGAGAAGTTGATGCCGACGGTCCCGGTCAGATTGCCGAGATTGACGTTCGCCGCTGCCAGCCAGAGGTCATCAGCGACAATAACCTTGTCCGCAGCAGCGGCCCGGATTTCAGCTGCCGTTGCAATCGCCGCCGCCTGCAGCGCTGTATCGGCTTTTGCCAAGGAAGCAAGAGCTGGCGCAGAAAGTGCCAGCTCTCGATTAGTAGACAAATCCCCCCCTCCAGCGAGGCCGGAGCCGGCGGAAATAACCCGGGTTGACAGAACCGGACCATCCTCGGCCATGACCGCGCTATCCGCCAAATCCTTCACCCGCTGGCGGACATAGGCTTCGGTGATGTCCCCGCCGGCATTGTCGGCGAGGTATGTTTCGGCGTCAGCGTTGAGCTGCGCTCGCGTGCGGACGGTCATTGCGGCCTCCTCAGGCGTTCAGGATGCGATAGACGCCAAGTGCATTGACGGTGATCTTGAACGGCGTGCCCTCATTGGCCGTGCGCGGCGCGTCGAGATCGATGAACCAGAGCGGCCGCGAATTGGTCTTGTCGATGATGATATAGGCCTCGGTCGGCCCGATATCGCCGCCGGTGGCCGTGACCTCGATATCGGTGCCGTCCAGCATGGCGCCGGAACCTTCAACCGTAGTCACGGTCACCGCGAAGGCCTCGCCACCCTCATCCCAGCCATTGCCATAGACTTCACGCGGACGGTGGCCGCCGGAGACGGCGCCGGCCACCTGGTCAAGGGTGGTGTTGGCCGCGTTGAAGGTCGCCGCGCCGGTCAGAAGCATGATGGCGAGATTGTTGAGATCGACCCCGCCATTGAGGAACAGCGCAGACGTGTGGTTATAGCGACTGATGGTGTCAGCCATGGTGCATTCCCTTCGAATGTAAGGATGGGCTCTCGCCCGGAGGTATCGGTCCTAGCGGAAGCCGAAATTGAACCCGGACGAGAAGGCCGGGATGCGCGGCGCGGCGTCATCCGCCGCCGCATTATCGACAGGCACGGTGAGCACCGCGCCGGTCAGGATTGTTGGGGCGAACTCGACCTGATCTGTCACATCGACCGGGATCGCCACCGAAGCGCCACCACCCGCCTGGGCCAGATAGTCATGGGCGAAGGTCGTGTCGGTCGGGATTTGCAGCACCACGGCCTGGCCGGTGAACGGCGCAATATCGACCTGCACAGTTGCGTCCATCGGCATTGCCAGGATGACGCCAGTCGCAATGGTTGGGGCAATGTCGAACTGCTCGAGGATGTCGGGCGGCAGGCTCATCGCCGCCCCGCCGCCGCCCATGGCCGGGAAGTCGTGGCCATAGGTCACGTCGACGGGGATCTGAAGTGCCACGCCACCACCGGCCTGGACCAGATAGTCGTGGGCGAAGGTCGTATCGGTCGGCAGGGCAAGCGCAACGCCGGTCAGTACGCCCGGCACGAATTGATGAATGGCGCCGCTATCGGTCGGAATTTCCAGCGTGGCGCCGGAACCGGTCAGGATCGGGTAGTCACGGTCATAGGCCTTGTCGAGCGGCAGGACGAGCACCACGCCAAAACTGGTGGCGGGCGCCGGACCCATGATTTCCTGAATGGTCAGCCCTGCCCCGCCCCGCGCGAAACTGGTTTGCGATAAGCCGTCGCGCTCGGTGACGCGGCCGAGAAAGGCCATGCGTTGCAGCAAGGCAGGGGCCGCGCCCGGGTCCGCGATGAACAGCACCCGGCTGCCGCGCTTGGCCGACCGCAGGAAATCATAGCCTGCGCCGAACAATTCGGCTTCCGGAAGGTGATCGAAAGAGCCGCGCCAGGCCCGAGGCTCCGCCCGGCTGCGCACCAGGTCCTCGCCATTCAAGCTGGTCGCGACAACTGCGCGATCGATGAAGCGCAGATTGTTGCCCTCGTAGCCATAATTGATCGAGGGCTGGAAGAACGGGCCGACGAAAAAGCTGGCGATGTCGAGATAGCCGCTGGGGTTGAACGGGTCTTCGATTTCGATCCGAACGGCGCGGGCGGCAACCGCACTATCGAGAATGATGTAAATTGACGGCGATCGATCCTCGTCAGCCTCGGCCGGCACTAGCCCTTCCAGCCATCCTGTCGTCACGGCGGGCGGCGCGGACATGTCCAGCGTCGGCCAGAAGCTGGCGCGCACCCGCGCAGCCGGCGTGCAGTTGGTCCACCCTATATAGACCGCTGCCAGATCGGTGGTCTCCGCCAAGGCCGCATCGAACCTTGTATCGAGCGGCGAGACCGTGCGCGAGCGGGCGATGAACTCCATGCGCTCTTCGAGCAGGTTTTTCAGCGGCAGTTCATCGATCCAGTCGCCACCCGAAAGCGTCATGGGCGGCGGCGAATGAACGAACAGCGCGCGGCGGAGGCTGGTGGCCATTGCGGTCAGGTCCAGTGTTCTTCGGATCGATAGTCAGGAGGAATCGGCACCATGGCCTCCAGCCGATCAGCAGCGGCGCGCAGGGCAGCGCGCTCGGCAAGAACGCTCTCCGGCACCGGGCGGCCATCGGTCGGGTCGGCGGCGCGCGTCACATACCAGTCGGTATATTTCAGCCGGCGGCCGGCCTCGCGCTTCACCATCTCGACAGTGACGGGCTCCGGTGGTGGCGGCACGAATTCACCATCGACGTAGCGCCATCCCGGCATGATCTCGATACCGGCATGGATTTCATGGCCTTCCGGGCAGTAATCGAACTGGGTCTGCAATTGCAGGTCGGACCCGGCCTGGCCGGAGCTGGTCACAAGACCATCCTCGCTGCGCACGATGGTAAAGGCGAAATCGCTCATGGCTCACCGCTTGAGGTTCATGATCGCGAAGGTGGAGCCGGGCAGCATTTTCCAATAGGCAAGCCCGCTCTCATTGTCCGCGTGGAAGGTGAAATTGTAGGTGCCGGGATTGATGTTCTGCCCATGCACCACCGAGACGCCAAAGGCGAAATTGTCGTCGTAGAAGGCCCGATACGACTTCATCTCGATACCGTTGTACTTCAGCGAATACCGGATATAGCCGGTCACTTCAGCGCCCGAAGTTGGACGATCGAGGAAGCCCGCCGCGATGATAACAACGCGGCCCGTGGTGACGGTGAAATTGCCGGAGGCCAAGATGCCTTGCTCGCCATTGCCGGTGAACACGGCCATGTCGGTGATGGCGTTTGCTTCAACCGAACCGGTCGCCACCACCGGAACGCCGTTCACAAACAGGGCCTTCGTGTCGATCACACCTGCTGAAAGCCTCCCTGGCAGAAGCAATCCGTTTTGATCGAAGACGGAAATAGGGCTGCCGCCTGCGTCGAGGAACTTGAAGCGACCGGCCTGGAACCGCATTTCGTAATTGGTGCCGACGCGAGAGATTTCCATGCCAGCGCCCGCAGCCACGCCACCTGAAACGCTGCGAACCATAAGCTGAAAGTTGGTAGCGGCGCTCGTCGGCCCGGCATTGGCCAAAAACTGTATCCGACCGTTAGCACTATTGCCGTTGGCTAGAGCCTCAACTTCTGTGGTTTTGGACGACAGTGACCCAAACTGATCGGCGCGGGTCGTCTCTTCTATCAGCAGCCGCGCCCTGGTTGCGGCAAGGCCGGTGGTGCCATTGTTGACACTGCTTTCCAACGTACTGGTGCGATTGGCGAGTGCGCTGTCCGCACTCACCCGAGCGCTTTCTTCTGTGCTGATCCGCGACGACAGCGCAGCGAAGCCGGTCGATGGGTTGGTTGCAGATGCCTCCAAAGACGAGGTGCGCGTGGCCAGAGCGCTATCCGCTGTGACCCGCGAATTCGTCTCGTTGGTGATCTTGGTATTGTAGTCGAGTTTGATCGCGTCGAGATCGCCCTGGATCGGCGCCGTCGTGGCCGAAACCACATAGCCGCCGCTCGCAGACGCCGGGAACCAGACCCCTTCATTGCCCGAAGGATCAATCGCGCGCACCCACACATACCGAGCCGTCGTCGTTGTCAGCCCGGCGCGCGTATAGACAGGCAGAACCGTCTCAGCGATCTTCGTGGCGGCCGCGCGGTTATTGGTCGTCGCCTCCCAGATCTCGAACTTGGCCGGCTGCATATAGCTCCGACAGCCCTGCCCGCTTGGGGCGGCATAGGAGATGTTGAGGATGTAGCCGCCCACCACGCTCGCAACGCCGAGCGCGGTAACCGCAATCAGCGATGTCGCCATGAACTAGCCCCAGAGCGTGAGAATGACTTTGTCGTCCTTGGCCACTTCCTGGCGGCCGATGACGACCATCGGCTTGCCAGCCTGGTAGCCGAGCCGTGGCAGAGTGAGCGTGCCGGTGGAGCCCAGCAGCATTGATGTTGCGTCTTGCCAGTTCACAGAGACCTGCAGAACGTCGCGGCGAACCTTGTAGAGCGCCAGATAACGGGCCGCTTCGGCTGCAGCGTCGGCCGCCGAGGTGAGGCAGGTTTCGATGACCAGCTCACCGGCCATCGGATGCTTGATCTTGATCGACGCGTCTTCGGCAATCGCCTCACGCCACTCGTTTTCGACGAAGCTGACAAATGGGTTGCTAGCCTCATCGAGCACGCAAGGCGCGATCTCGCTGCGACTATGGACCCGGTAGCAGCGCGAATGGCGCACCACCACCCGCCAGACAGGCAGGCCGTTTTCCGTGTCGCGCGACAGCTCGCGCGCAATGCTTGACCCTTCGGTCAGGATGAAGGGCTCCGTCAGCGACCAGGTTGGCACCCCGACACCAACAAACCGGCCAACTTGAAGCACGCCGGTCGGGCTTGGCACAATCCAGCCCTGCACCGATTGCAGGATCTCAGACACAACCGAAAGCGCTGTCCGCTCCTGCGCGATGTAGATACCCAGCACGAATGGCGCGGCCGCATTGAGGGCTGCAATCGAGGCCATGTCCAAGGCTGGCGACGTGATGCCAATCTTGGCCAGGATACGCTGCACCAAGGCCCCTGCCCGCTGGTTCGAGCCTTCAACCACGTCACAGGTCAGAACGTCATCGGTGATGTGGCCCAGGCGGAACAGCCCCAGCGACAGACACGTCAGATAAGTGCCCGGCGACGGCGAGGCTGCAGCCAAGGCCGCCAGAGTGGCAACATTGCCCGCATTGGTCAGCGCCACCCCACCATCGAATGCCGCGATGCTCACGACTGCACCGTCATGGGCCTGGTAGATTTCCTGTGGCCGGTTTACGCAAATCGGCTCGATGCGAAAGGTCCAGCCGAAGTTCAGCGGCTTGAGCTGATCCTTCAGGTTCTCATCGCCATCAGCCTTGTTGACGCTGGATGCATCGATTGTGGTGCCACCATATCGATTGGCCTGCACCGGCTTGTCGAGGTCGAGCAGCTTGTCGTAGAGGTGAACGCGCACATCGTTGTACGCATCGCCCGACGACACGCCGGTCATGGTGGTCCGAAACAGCACCGTCGACGAGGCATAGCTGGCCCGCGCATTGGCGAGCCGCCGCACCGTGAAGTCCCGGCTATCGACCCCGAAGGCAAAGAGCCCATCGAGCCACCCATCGACATTGACCAATGTGGCCTCGCCTGGGTCGCAGCTCGACGGCCCAAAGGTCCGGCCCGGCTGGAACAGTGTACGCTCGAGCGTACCGGGATCAGCCACCCGGCGCGTATAGATCGCATTGGCCGCGCTTTCGGTCGGCCGCGTCACCAGCCCATGGCTCGAATAACGCAGCGTCTCGACGGAGGCCCCGTTGTGGGCCCCCATCTCGATGAGGTATTCGCAGGCATCCATCAGCTGGCCTTTCGCATCGCTGCGAGGCGAGCCGCCTGCCCATTGTCGCTGACAGCCTTGGCCACCGAGCGAGTGGCCTCGACATTGCTCGATGCGATCTGATCGCCCTGCCGCCGCTCTGCCCGAAGTTGGGCCAGCTCCTGCCGGAGTTCATCCCTGAGCTGCTGCAATTCACGCACCACGTCGGCCGAGCCATTGCCGTTGGCCGCCGCCATCTGCATCGATGCGCCGGTCGGATAGACCTGAGCGCCGCGCGGCAGGTTGAGCAGTTCCGGCCCGCGCTCGCCAACCCAGGCCAAACCGCCGGGATGGAAGCTGGTGCCGTCCGCATAGCCCGGGACACCCCACTTCATCGCCGCCGAGGTCAACGGGCTTTCGCCAGCACCAAGAGCCGTGCCTATGAACTGCCGATAGAGTTCAGAGCCGGTCATCCCGCCTGCGATCTTGCTCTGCCAATAGGCGGCGCCCTCAGCATCCGGAGCCCGGCCCAGCACATCCCGATAAAGCCCCAACACGTCCTGGCTGTAGCCGGAACCAGTGTTGTAGTTATCGTTTGCCGCCCGCTGCAGCGCCATGACGTTGGTGAGGTTGGCAATGGCCTGTGCCACCGACATCACACCAGAGTTCAGGTCGATCAGCAGGCCAACCTGCTTGTCGAGCGCGGCAAGCTGCTTTTCGGCTTCGGTGAGCTGACCATCCGATACCGCCAAAGCTTGGTCGAGGAGGGTCTCGACCTCCTTGAAAATGGCGAAATAGGTCTCGCTATTCCGGTAATAGGCACGGGCCTCGGTGAGATAATCCCGGCTCACATTCTCCAGATCAGCAAGAGCATTGGCATCGCCGCCGAGCGCCTTCTGGCTGACATCGGCGAACTTGCGCTGCACCTCCTGGAACCGCTCCCACTGAGACAGCGGAGAGAGGTTACTGTCGAGCCGCAGCCCGTCGCGGAACTGCTGCAGCGAACCGATATAGGCCCGCGTCCGATCGATCACTTCATTGAGCGAGCGCGCCTCTGCGTCATAGGCCGTGCGCAGGTCCGACCGCGCACTTTCAACCGCACGATTGGCCTCCTCGACCATGGCGAACAGTCGTTCTGGCGACAGCCCGTTTACGAGCTCGTCGATATACGGCTTCACCATGCCCAGCGCGTTCGCCAGGTCAGGGAACCGCACCGCCAGATCGCTGATCTGATCGGCCGTCAGCTTGCTCTCGTCGATGATCTTCTGCAGCGTCAGGGTGAGCTCTTCGCCGGCCTTGGGGGCATCGGTGAGCAGGAACGCGGCATCCTTCATGCGCATGTTGAACTGGTCGAGCGCATCGGCTGCCTGGTTCACATATTCCATGCCGCTGAGGGCGAGGATATTGCGCTCGATCTCGTCATTGAGCGCTCTGCCCATCGTCCCCTGCAGGCGCTCGAAGCTGTCCTGCAACTTGCGGGCATAGTCACCGTCGCCGGCCGCCCAGGCGAGCGCGCGAGCCTCGATCACCTGCTTCTCGTAATCGGCAAAGGCTGCCGCATAGGAGGAGATTTTCTCTCCATCCATCGCCGCCATCATCTTCTCGAGCGCCGGCCGGGCTTCGTTGAGCTTCTGCTTGGCCTTTTCCAGTTCGGCATTCATGCCGAAAAGGCCACCGACCACACCGGCAATGCCGCCGATGACGGCGCCAAGAGGATTGCCACCCATGGCGACAAAACCCTGCAACGCGCCGCCAAGCCCGCCCATCAGCGGGTTTGCCGATTGATAGCCGAGCCCCAGCCCGCCAAGGCCAGCCGAAATCGCCCCGCCCTGCCCCTTCAGCGCGGCGAAGATGCCCCCGGCAGCGCCCGCCTGTGTGCCTTCCTTGGCGCCGGCCTTCACCGCATCGCCGATCAGGCCAAAGCCGTTGTCATTGGCGGCCAGGCTGCCGCCGGTCAGTAGCCCATCGAACACCTTGCCGAGATTGGCCTGCCCGATCTGCGCAAAGCCGGAAAACACCCGGTCAAGGAAGTCGTCGAGGTCCGAAATCGGCTTGGAGAACAGGTCCGACAATACCGAGCCAAGCGTGCTCTCGATCGCTTCCGCCGCCTGCCGTCCGGCGCTCTTGGCATCGTCCGACAGCGACCGCAGGCCCAGCGAAGAGGCCTTGAACAGGTTCCCGATCTCCGCCTCGACCGCGCGGCGCTGAAAATCATCGAGCTTGCTGCCATACATGTCGAGCGCGGCCTGCAGCTGCTGCGCCTCCCGCATCGCATATTCGCCGGGAAACAGCGCTTCGGCCAGCTTGTCGGCCGTCGAGATGAAGCTGTTGAAATCCTTCTCTGCCGCCCTGAGCGCCTTGCCTGCCGCGCCGGAACTGGCCTCGGTGCGGTCGAACTGCGCATTGGTATTGCCCAGCGCCACGGCCAGCTGTTCATTGTTCAGCGCCAAGAGCCGGTCGACATCGGCCTGCGCCGCGCCATTGGCCAGCGTGGCCGAAATGGTCTTGGCCTGTTCGGCATATTGCTGGTTCACCCGCGCCAGCGCCTGCTGGCGGCCGGTCAGCGCGTCGATACTGTTCTGCGCCGTGACCGTCGAAAGCTGCTGCTCGGCAGCAGCCAGCCCGGTCACTTCGGCCTTGGCCTTCTGATAGGCTTCGGTCAGCGCCTCGGTACGCTGGACATATTCGTCACGCGACAGGCCCGCCGCGCGCATCGCCTCCAGGCTTTCGCGACCCTTGTCATAATCGATGGTAGCGGCAGCAAGCCGGTTGCCGGCTTCCTGCGCCGCCGCAACCGCTGGAATGAGCGCCTGCAGCCGCTGCAACGAGCCAGCATAGATATTGGCCGCGCCGGCCGCCTCGCCATAGCCGCGCGCCGCCTGCAGGGCAGCAGCCTTGGATGCGTCGATGGCTGCAGCCGTGCGCCGCGCCTGTTCTTCCAGCCGCCGTTGCTGATCGACCAGCTCCTGGACGCCAGGTCGGATGTCAGCGAAGCTCTGAAGCTCGAGATTGAGCGCCACCTGCGCCCGCTCAGCTTCGTTGGCGCGCTCACGTAGCCCCATGAGCTGACGAGCCAACTTGAACACATTGTCAGCAAGATCGGAGATGATCGAATTACCTGTCTCGAAGAACAGCCCGCGCGCGGCCTCCGCAGCTGCATCGAGTTCTTCGCGCGTATTTGACGTCGAGAGGCCAAGCTGCAGCATGTAATCGACCTGCTGTCGAATACTATCCAGCTGATCGCCATCGACGCCGAATATGCTCGGCGCACTTGGACTATTGAGGTCTGCAAGGACGGTCGACAGGCTGTCATGGACAGCGTCCATATTGGCCTGCAAGACCATGGTCTCACCGGCTATCTCCCTTATCCCCGCGGCAAGCTCCAGAGCAACGACGCCCTTCGGCAGGCGCGCCGCCGCCTCCCCTGCGTCATTCGCGGCCTGACGAACACTCTCATAGCCGCGCAGAATGTCGTCGAGCCACTTATCATGTTTTTCAAGCGCTTCTGCCGCCCTGTCAGCTTCACCTTTGGCGGACGCGAACCACTGAATGGCGGCCGCTCCCAAGGCCACAAACCCGATCGTCAGCAGGCTCACCGGATTGATGATCGACACGAAAGCCGTCGCCAGCCCGCGCAGCGGGTTCTGCATCGTGTTGAGCACGGCCGAGAGCTGCGTACCCTGTTGCAGCGCGATCATGATGGGGTTCATCCCCATGGCGGCCGTGACGCCGATATCCTGGAACTGCGCCGCGATATTGGCGGTCGAGCCAACAGCATTGTCGTTCGCCGCCGCCACCCTGTGCATGGATCTGGCGAGATTGTCATTGGCCGAGGCCAGGCCATTGGCATTGGCCCGCGCCCGCTCCTCCGCCGCCACCAGCCGCTGATATTTCGTCTCCAGCAAGCCCACTGCGTTTGCATGTTGCATGGCATCGATGGCGCCCTGCTCGAAGGCCCGACTGACCACAGCCGCTTCGCGGGCCATCTGCGCCTGCAGCGCGATCATGCGGTCGTTGCGCTCCATCACCCGCTGGTAGTCGCGGGCGGCCGAAACCTGCCGGCGCGTGCTGGTTTCGGTCACCCGGGCCGCGGTCTCGCCCGTGGCTGCCACCTTTTCCTGCGCCGCGCTGACCTTGTTAAGATCGCGCTCGACCTTGTCCAGGCCCTCGCTCTGGCCGCGCACGGTCACCGAGCGGACGACATTGACCTGCATCGCAAACTCCTGGTGGCGGGAAGCCGTCTAGCGGCCAGATTGAGGTTTGGTTTTGGATCGCTCTGCGACCCATTTGAGATAGACCCCATCCAGGCTGCGGATGAGGAACCGGAAGGCCTCGAAATCATCGGTGCCGGTCACACCGAAACGGGCGGCATAGGCGTCGAGCGCAGTGAAAGGCACCGGCCCGACGCCCATGCCCATCGGCCGGTCGGTATGGACTTCCCACCACGCCGACCAGGCGAATTGCAGATGCATTTCCATCTCGGGGCGGTTGGCCAGCGCCTTTGGCGTCTCGCCAGTCTCCGCCTCGAGGTCTTCAAGCCATTCTAGCTTGTCTGCCCAGTCGAGCTGCCAGACGAGCGCGGCTTCGAGTTTTTTGCGTCATCCTCCAGGGAGACGCGGGCCTCTTCTTCGGCGACGCCGGCAGCCCAGACCACGGCATCGCGCAGCGCCTGCATATCCACTTCGCTCAGCAGCTGCTTAGCCAGCTCAGGCGAATAGGCCAGCGGCTTGTTGTCGTCGTCCTCGAACCCCTTCCAATCGACGAGAATGGTATCGGCAAGGCAGCGTCCATCCACCTGCGCCTTCATCTCGGGATCGGTGATGGCGCCTGCCCGCTTCTTGCCGCGGGGCACCGTCTGGATCAGCCGCTGGTAGAGCACGCGGTAATCCGGATTGCCCTGCGGGCGCACCTTCAGTTCGACACCGGGAAAATCCGGTATGTCGCCGATCCAGATGCCCGCTTCGGCCTTGGCCAGATCAGTCTTGAGGCTGTTCATTTTCATGGGAAGTGTCCTTTTCGCCGGCCCCTTCGGCCGGCTCGTTCTGTTGCTCCGGCCGGATGGCGCCATGCCCCTTGCCGACCACCAGGTCGGCATAGGCATCGGCCAGGATCGGCGTTTCGCCCTTGGCGAAATGCCGTCTTTTGCCGTTGGGATAGCCGGTAAACCCGACGGCAATTTCGACGCGTTTCATGGCCGTCAGGCCACTTCGCGGGTGATCATCAGCGTGCAGTCATCAGCCCCAAGCAGGCCGCGATAGGGGATCGACACCATGATGTCGTCGTCATTGCCCCCAGCCGTGACATTCCCATCGCCAAGCCGCAGCTTGTCGATGTCGAACTGGTACTTGTCGCCGCTGGCATTGCCGACCTGCAGCGTCAGGTCGGCAAGGCCATGGTCGAGGCAGGCCTGGTACAGTGCCTTGCTCTGGAAATAGCATTCCAGCGTGCCGCTCACGTCGAACCGGCCGGCCCCGAACTCATGGCTGAACTTGGTGCCGACCGCAGGGCGGGTGCGCAGATTGTTGCTGATCTCCAGCGTCAGGCTGCGCACCACCGGGGCCGGCGTGATGCTGCCGATCGACAGGGCCGCCACATTGGCCGAGGCGGTCGAGACCGG